ACCAACACCATGAAATGGCTTGCCCTTTCCTCGCGGCCGCGCCTCTTCGGCGCCGAGTGACGCGAACGCTGTCCTGAAAACATGATCTTGCTCGCGCGGCTGGCAACGGCCGGGCTTTGCGCTGCCGTCCTCACGGCATCCGCACAAGCCGCCACGATCACCTCGAAGGCCGGAGGCCGGGCATCGGTCTCCCCGCGCTACGCCGCGCGGTTCCAAGCCTTCGTCAACGACCTCGAAGCCCACGGGGCCGTCGTCAAGTTCATGGGCGGCTACCGCTCCGGCGTCTGCGGTCAGGCGAACAAGCACCCCTGCGGGATGGCGCTCGACGTCTGCCAGCTCTCCCGGGGCGTCGTCGCCCGTGGCCAGGTCTGGGGCGGCCGCAAGCAGCCGGACTGCCGCCTCCCCGACAAGGCGGAGATGAGCGCGATCGCGCGCGCCCACGACCTGTTCTCCGGCGGCGACTGGTGCCGGCCGGACGACTACGGCCACGTCGAGGCCGGCGGTTCCGTCGCCTGCGGTCACCGCTGGACCGGCCGGGAATGGGCCCGGGCGCAATGAGCCCGGCCGTCAGCTTCGCCGCGACGGTGATCGGTCTTCCCTTGGGGATGACGCTGCTGCTCGGTTGGGATCAGCCCGTCAGACGACAAGCGATCGGCTTCGGCCTCCTCGCGGCGGACATGACGGTCCTGTGGGGCGGCATCAACGACGTGTTCGGCAGCGGCGTCGGTGCCGGGATGAGGATGTTCTTCGGAATCTACTGAGGAGAGAAACCCCCGATGAAGATCACGACCTTCGCGATCGCGGCCGTTTTTATGCAAATCTTATGCGGGGCGGCGGCGGCACGATCTCACCCGCCGGCGGCGGTCCAGGACTATCTCGACGCGGCGACCTGGGCGACGTACCACCCGGACGCCGTTTCGGCGGTCCCCCACCGGCTCCGCGCCGCCCGGCATCGCTGGAAACGGCCCGCCACGGCCCGCAGGCGGCCGCCGGTGAGCGTTCCTCTGGAAGCGACGAAGCCTGCTCCCCGGCCGATCGCTTCGGCGGAGGCCCCGTCCCCGGCCGACGGCGCGCCGATCGTGAGACCGACGATCCTGGCCGACTACGCCTACGCCGAATCGGTCCCGGAGAAGCCGGCGCTGATCGCCCTGGCCGAGCTCAAGCCGATCCCGGTCGGCTCCCCCCGGGAGGAGGTCGACCGCGCCGCCGACGCTTTCGGGCTGGACCGCCGGTTCATGCGGACCGTTGCCAGGATCGAGTCGGACTTCCAGCCGACGCAGCGGACCGGGTCCTACGTCGGGCTCTTCCAGCTCAGCCGGCACGAGTTCGACAAGTACGGAGCCGGCTCGATCACGAACGCCCGGGACAACGCGGTCGCCGCCGCCTTCAAGTTCGTCGTCGAGGCCGTCGAGTTCGAGAGCGCGACGGGCAAGATCCCGACCTTCAGCGACCTCTACCTGATCCACCAGCAGGGCGAGCAGGGAGCCGCCGAGCACGTCGCCCATCCCGAGCGGCTCGCGTGGCGCTCGATGTGCGCGACCGACGAGGGCAAGCAGAAGGGTGAGGGATGGTGCAAGCGCGCGATCTGGGGAAACACGCTTCCCGCGATCAAGCGCCTCTGGCGGTCGGTGGAGAACCTGACCTCCGGCGCGTTCGTCGAGATGTGGCGATCGCGCGTCGCCGACTTCACCGGAGCGACCGTGGCATCTCACCATCAGGCGGCGGCGCGGCCGCGCTACGCCCGCCGACGTTGGCGCCACGCGCACTACGCCAAGTCGTGACCGCCGCCGTCGCCGTCGGGCTGATCGGTGCCGGGATCGTCGTGGCCGCGCTGCTGATAGCGATCCACATGGAGCAGGCGGACCGGCCGCCGCCGACCCACGGATGGCTGACACCGCCGCCGGCGGGTTGAAGAGGGCTTGCGCCCAGGGTTCCGATCTAGTAAAAGGCCGACGCGAGCACGCAGCGTTGCGTAGAGTTTTCCTCAGGATGGAAGCCCCCACGCGGGCGTCGGATCACTCCGGCGCCCGCGTTCTTTTCAACGCTGAGCCGCGATCCCGAACCTCGGGACGACGGGTTGCTGGGCTTGGCCGATCAGACCCTTCCTGACGGTCATGGTGATCGTCGCGCCGTCGCAGATGGACAGGTGGGCCGCGTCGGTGACGAAGTAGGCGAGCGGCGGCGGGTTGAAGATCGGCGCGCCGATGACGCCGAAGGTGAAGCCGACGACCACGGCCATGATGAGCAAGCGGGTCATTTCGTTTCCTCAACGATGCTGCGGGACGCGCAGCGGGTTCGGATAACCAAGGGAAAGGAACTCAAAAACATTCTCCATTTCTGGCATGGAATATGCCTCCTACAATCCGATCAGGATTGACGTTCCGCGCCGCTGCATTTCCATCGACGCTTCGTATGCCTCGGCGCACGCCTCAGCAAAATCGCAGGTCGGCTCGCGCCCGAACGCCTTGGCTCTGGCCCATGCTTGGCACTGGCAGCATGGACGTTCGCAATCCCAGCACGTGCTATAAAGGACGCGGAGGATGCGGTGATACTCGGCCCATTTCTGTTTTTTGGTCATAGTCAATGACTCGATGCTGTGCGCTCGATCGTGATCTCCCACGTTTCCGTCCCGCCGCCAGTCAGCGAGACTTCAAGCGAGAGAGTTGCCTTTTCCATTCGTCGTTTTTCCTCGCGCTCGCTCGCCTTAACCACGCCAATAAGTGTTCGCGCGACGGCTTCGACTTGCGAGGCCCCAAAATTAATGATTGGCTTTGTCATCAGTCCTGCTTTCGTTTTTAGACCAGTATTAAGTTCCTGTTCTGATAATCGGGCCGGGTGGCGCAGACCGCTTGTTATAACCGGCGCGCTGTCACCACCCGTACCCTACCGCTGACTAGCCAGCGGATTCGCTCCTGCATATCTAAGCGGCTGCCGAACGAGCGGCAGTCCGCGCGATTGAAATTAACAAATCCCGAAATTCTGGCGGCGTGGCGTTTCGGATTTTCGTTTTATCCTTGCCACCGACCATCGCCATCATGCCGATGCGCCGAGCTTTCGCGTAGCCGTACTTGGCGAGCGCGGTCGGGTGCAGACGTTGCTCACAATCGCCCCACCGCAATTCCGGCAATTCGACGCCACATGCATAGAGCCAAGTTCGCTTGCCGGCCATATGGCCGTAGTGACCTTGAGACACGCAGCATGTCCAGCCGCCGTGCATGTCGGCGGCGATCCATCCGCCCTCACGCGGCGGCGCATTAAGATTGAAGGCCGACCAAGCGCGGCTATCGGCCGGATGCTCAAGCACACCGCTCCACCGGCGCACGGCGGCAAGTGCGGCGGCGAAGCATCCGCCATCGTCGCCAAGCTTGAACTGGTGCGGCTTGCGCGTAGAACCGTGCCAGAAGCGACCCCAACGTTTGCAATCCGGGTGCGCCACGACCGGCCAAGGGCCAGCATAGCGCCGCGCGTCACGCTCCAAATCCCACGGATCGACGCCGGGCAAGCCGTAGTAGCAGCCATCCTTTTCGACGTAGAGCGCAGCAATCACGCGCGGCTCCTAATTTGTTAGGTCGGGTTTGGGGTAAGGCAACTTTTTCAGTCCAAGTTCTCTAGCTGCCTGTTCCGCTTTTTTAGTCAGCGGTCGCCAATATAGATGCTTCCCTTCGCCCCAATGAATTTCAAAAGATCGCTGCGGGAACATACCACGCAGCTTCGTGGCGCTCCTAGTCCCGAACATATTGTTGCAGGCTCGCCCAGCGATGAATTGACCATCGACTATGAGTCCGTCGTTTTGCCTGCCTGTATCGCCGCTATAGAACCACGAGGCGGCTTGATAGATGCCACCGTGGTGCTTGTGAGTTTTGTCGGCATAGGAAACCAGTAAGTCATAGACCGCCGCCGCCCTCACCACCCGCACCGTCTGGCTGATTAGCCACGACAATGGGACTTCCGCACCCTCTTTTCTCACGAGCCGCGCCAGTTCAAGCACCGGGTACTTCCATTTTGCAGGAGGCGTCCGAAAGCAACAAGCCGCGATACATTCTCCATTTTTATGAGCGGTTCCCATGATGACATAGACCGGATGAAATGTTTTTGAGTAGTGGTAGCGGAGAACTAAATCGCGTCCGGCATCACACACATCGGAACGGAATTGGAGCGTACTGCCGCTGCGCTCTTTCAACCGTTCCAACATTTAAGCTCCGTACTTCGAACTCTCTCCGTTTCGGATAAACTGTTGTTTGTGCTCACAAGGCTCCGTACCGTTTGGTATATGAATCGTGGTCATGGGATCGGCTCCAGGTTGTTCCGGACGTAGACCTCGGTCTCGACGAAGACGTCGACCAGCGCGCGGTGAGCGGGCTTGAGCCTGATCGTCTCGCCAGTTCGGACGAAGGTCGATCCGCCGTGGCGGACGACGAGCGTTGCCGGGCCAACGTCGAGCGTCCCGAGGCGGACGTCGCGCTCGTTTATCAAAACGGCTCTGCGCATCATCGCTTCGCCCTTTTCTTCGCCTTCCGCTTCACCGGCTTCTTGCCCGACGTCGCCGGCAGCTTGGCCGCCAACCCTGCGGCCAGTTCTTTGTCCGAAGGCAATGCGACGGGACGACGGGAAGCGAGTCGCTCTCGCAGGTCTCGCAGCGCCTGCTCGCGCGGGCCTATAGACTTGCTCATCGCGTTTTCTCCCTTTCTTTCGGCGCGTCGGGTTCCTGCCGAAGCTGGGACAGAACTTCCGCGAGCGCAGCGCCAATGATCTCGGCGAACATCCGGTTCGATGATTTATCGTCGGTCGCCATTCCTCGCTTCTTGTATTGGCGCATCGATTCGGCGACGAACAGCCCGGCGATTTCCTCTGGCGTCATGGCGATTTCCTCCCGTTGATCTTCCGGCCCTTCGGCCATCTGCTGGCGCTCCGGAGCGGTCGCGACTTCATTTTCGGCGCCGATTTGGTAACGGCAAAACGGAGGCTAATTTTGCCAGAATCAGATACGCCGACTGAATAGAGGCGCGGGCGGTCGGCTTTCTTCCGCTTTGGGCACCTAACCTTGACGCCAGAATCGGAAGTGCGCTTGACCTGGGACGGCCTTCTCGGTGCGCGGCTTGCGTTCCCGCACGGAAAGAACGTGACCTTGTCGATGCTGTCGACCGGCGGTCCGGTGACGACGATTCGGTTCGGGTTCTCAAATTCTGCATAGAGCGCGGCCGCGAGCGCAAACGGATCGACGCCGATCCGGCGGAAGAATCCCTTCTCGCTGGTTCGGTGAAGGCTATCCGGCGCATCGAGATGGCACCGCGTGCAAAGGGGAACGGCCCAACGGTCACTTGCGGTCTCCCCGCCGCCGGTTTCCCGTTTTCCGCGCTCGGGGCACGCCCGCCGAAGGTGAGCCGCCTGGACCGGCGGCCACTGACCGCAGCCGCAGCACGGCTGCGTCCGGACGAAGGCCAGGAAAGCCTTGTCCTCCTGCCGCGGCTCCCGCTGGCGCAAGGTTCCCCCCCTCACGGCCGGCCTCCCGGGATCCGGTACTCGACGGTCGTCCAGTTCTTGAACGGCACCACGCGCGTCTCCGCCGCCCCGGCCTTCGCCATCTCGCCCAGGACCTGCCGGACGCGCCCCACGGACCAGCAGCCGAGGGCGTCCCGCACGGCGCGGGGGTTCCGCCATTGACCGTTCAGGGAGCCGGCGACCTCGTCCGCGGCGCTCATTGGAACAGCCAGTCGGCCGCGCGCACCATGTCGCGGCCCGGATAGTCGATCAGGGATTTGGTTCGGAGCGAGCTGCGGGGGTTGGTGTAGCCGGTCGACGTCGGCGAGTAGCCGGCGTCCTCCGCGGCGATGGCGTTCGGAACCGCGTCGGGGTGACGGGCGGCAACCGCGACGAGGATGCGGCCTTCCGGTCCTGGCAACAGCCGGACGACGTGATCAAGCAGAACGCCTGGAGGCCTCTCGCCGACCGCAATTGCGGCGCCGTCCGGCGTCAGGGCGACCTGATCGCGGGAAGGATATTCGAGCAAACCTTTCGTCCGCAGCCCGGAGCGCGGGTTGGTATAACCGGTAGATTTCGGGCTGTAGCCGGCCAGCCAAGCCACCTGGGCGTTGTTCGGTGCGGGGTGGCCCATAATTTTCCACGATGCCAAGGCGTTGATGATGCGTCGCTCCGGCCCCGGCAAATGATCGTCGGAAAGGTTCGTCTTTGGTGGACGAACCGGGACGGTTTTCGGGTTTGGTTGCGTCGCCTGCCGGACGATTGGAGCGGCCGCGTCCTTGACGTTGAGCGGGTAGTCGGCGTGGTCGCCGCCGAAGATCGGGATGGCGTGCCCGGCGCTCTTGCCCGTCCTGCTGAGCCGGAGGCCCCAGTACGCCGCGGTCGGGTCGACGATGACGACGCGCTCGTCGCGGTCGAGCGCCGGCTCGATGATCATCGCCTTGACCACGCTGGTCTTGCCGCTGCCGGTCGCGCCGAGGAACGCGATGTGCTTGTCGAGCGCAGCCTCGGGGATCAATACCTTCGTCATGATGCAGCTTCCTGTTTGATATTTTCCAGCGCCAATCTGATGACTTCCCAGTGCGCGATGACGCATTCCGCGACCGCTTGAAGGTGGCCGACATCGACGTGGCCGATCCGCGCTTTCGACTTCGTGGCGGAATTGACTTGGAAAGCCAAGGCATCGAGCGTCTTGTTGATGGCGGCCGGCGATTTAGAGCGAATGTCCGCGCAAATTGCCTTGAGGATCAACGTTTCCTCATCATCGTTTCTATGACCAAGCGCGCGCGCGACTTCCCGCTCATCCTCAATGATCGTTTCGAGCGCCTTTAATTTTTGCTCATCGGTGAACATCTTCTGGGTCACGCGATCCTCCATGCGTTCGCCTTCAATCCAGATTTGTTGGCGCGGCGCTCGCCTGTTTTGACGATCTTTCCAGCGTGCTTCGGTCCGAGTTCCGAAAAGCGTGGGCGAATCGCGAGAACGCTCTCCTCCAGGATTGTTGCGGCCTCGTCCGGTGTCAGGCCGCGAACGCCGGAGCCGGCGATCACAGCGAGAATCCGGTCTCGGAGGAACGCTGCGTTGGCCGCGATCACGAGAGCAACATCCCGGGACGTCGTCGGTTCCTTGAATCCCGGCGCTGCCGGATAAGACAACGGCGCGTCGCCGTAAGCGGCCTCGGCAATCCGGCTCATGTGGCAGCGCTCCCAGCTTCCCGCATGTGTGTCCCAGGCGCGACGCCAGTCAGCGCGTCGTTGAGGGCAAGGACGGCTTCCTTCGACGCCTGAAATTCTTTTTTCTTCATCGCGAGCCGCGCTTGTGACTTGGCACGTTGGATGACGACGGCCGAACCTCGAACGAATATCCTGGCATAGACGTCCTCGGTCCGAATCCAGGTCGCCAGCAACTTCGCGTGCTTCGGGCTGGCTTCCTGGAACTCCTTCTCATCGTAAAGGCCGCATTCGATTAGCAACCACTTCCGATAATGCTCAGGCGTCGGCCACTTCGGAATCCGATTGCCGGTCGCATCGAGGACGAAGGTGCCGTCCGTCCTGGTGCGGAAGAAGACGCGCTCCGGCAGGTTGTCGTAACCAGACTTCAGCGCGGCAAAAAAATGAGAGTGGCTCGCCATAGATCGTTCTTCGACTTGGTCGAGCGTATACTCCTCATCGTCGACGAATTGCTTGGTGGCCGCAGCGGCGTAGCGGGGCGACGGCATCATGACCTTGACGGTCTTGATCGCGCCGTCCCGGTCGACGATGTCGACCTTGCGCCAAAAAAAGTTAACCGGATAAATTTTGGTCATCCTTCGATTTCCCTGACGACCCCAATCGGAGCGTCGAGTTCTTCGAGCGCCGCGATGAGGCGGTCCCGCACGCGCTTCAGCCGGACGCCGCTAGTGAGGTTGGCCTCGTTCTCCAGAACGTCCAACGAAACCTCATAAGTCGTAAAGGCGAAGCCGCATGCTGAGCAGAAGCGCCGCCGGCGGATCGCAACATGACCACTGAAATGCTTCACGCGACTATCCTTCACCCGGACGCCGAGCGTGTCGCACTTTTCGCATTTCATGAGGCCGGTCACGTCAGTGGTTTCCACCGGATAAGCTTGCCCGAAAAAATGACGATGTTGCCATGTTCCTTCCGCCAGAATTGGAACAACTCGAACCAGTTTGTGAAGCCGTCTTGGCGGGCGAACTCATCGAGCGAGACCGCATCTTCGCAATGACCAGAATCTTTGTAGACGCGCGGCCATTGGTTGAAGTCCATGCGGATATCTTCGACCGCCGTGCATCGCGCGCGGCCGATGAGAGAGAAGTGGCGCGTCCGCATCCCGCAATAGAGTTGAAGTTCCTCGCCCGGCCGCGCATGGCGCTTACGATTAGCTCGGATCGTCTGCCGCTTAGGAGCTGGCAGCGGGCCAACGTCTACAAGGCGCGGTATGCCGAGACCGACGCATATCGGATCAATAAATTGTTTTTTGAAGCTGTATGCGACCATCAACGCCTCCACCGCTCGACGAGGCGCTTCAGTTTGTAGTCGAAGTCCTCGATCTGCTCCTTGAGCTGCGCGATGAAGTGATCGTCGCGCGTGACTGAAAATACCGGCGGCTTCGGCCAGCCGGTGTAATAGAGGAGGAGATCCATCTCATCCCAATCGCAACAGAGCATCGTTCCGTGCAGCTGCGCGCGGTGCCCGAGCGGGAAGCCGGCGGCGCCGCGCTCCTTGATCTCGCCGAGGAGGTGCGGCGCCATCGTCTTGATCTCCAGGCCCTTGCGCTTGTCGACCTGCGAGTCCGGCGAGCAACCGATGACGAAGTCCTCGCCGAGCGGGACGCGGACGGTGCGCCGGACGAAGCCGATCGGCGTCAGGTCGACGAACTTGGTGCGGGCGTACCAGTCGCGCGCCTCGGGCTCCATGCGGGTGCCGCGGTCCATTGCTTCGCTCTTGAACGTCTCCGCGACCTGGCCGGAGACGATCTCGCCCGCGAGCAGTTTCATGTACTTTTCACGGGTCACGCTGTCGTTGCCGTCACGTCCGTCGGCCATGATGATCGCGAACTTCGACGCGGTAGGAATGCCGCGCCGGAGTTCGAACCAGTCGTCGGACCGCTGAGCAACGTCGCTGAAGAACTCGACGACGTCGGCCGGCGCCGTTTTTTTTGCGTCCTTACCCACGGCGCACCTTCGCAGCTTTCGCGGCGGCTTCGCCGTAGTCCTTCAGCGCGGTCATCGCCTCCTGGAAGCGATCCGCTTTCAATTCGTGAACGGCGTTGATCTCATATTTCCCCATGAATCGAGTCGCCTCGATCCCGCTGTCGTTAATCGCCTTGAGCAACTCCTTCGCCTGGGCTCCGGTGATCGTAGCGTTCGGATCAGCCGGGGCGTTGTTCTTCGGCTCAGCGGCGGCGCCAGCAGCCGGGCGGAGATTCTTCTTCTCGACGACGGCATCGGTGTCCCGGTCCTGCGGCGCCTCGGTTTCGATGTTGAGGAGAGCGATCGTGCCGTACCGCTTGCCGTAGGAGATCGCCGCGCCGACCGCTTGCTGCGCGTTCATGGCCGGGCTCGCCGATGTTGTCGGGCACGGGACGGTGCAGCTCTCCCGATAAAGTCCGCGAGTTAGATGGCAATGAACGACGAGGCCCTGGCCGGCCGGCGCCGTATCCGGCTGGAAGTTCAGCCGGAAGCCGTATCCGCGGATGATCGGCTTGATCTGCCGATTCAGGTTCTCGAAGGACGCGAAGAGGATCGGCTTCTTGGTGGTATCCCGAAAATCAATCTTGCCGTCCTTATTGATCCGGGGAAGCTGCTCGTCCATCACGACCATCGCGTCGTGAAACTGCTGCTTCGCTTCCGTCAGCATATAGAGCTCGTACAACTCCCTCGCCTTCGCGGGATCAAGGTCGGGATTCTTCAGCAGCTCGGCCAACCCGGACATCACGCTCACCGGCGGCTTGACCGGTGCGATCTTAGCGACGGCGTTCTTCGGCTGCGTCTTGGGCGCGATCGGCTTGGCGCCGGGCGATACGTCCTTGAGCAAATCGGGCGTCTGCTCCCGCTCTTTCGCTTGAGGCTTCGTCATCGTTTACTCTCCTGTTGGCGCTGACGCGCAATTCACCAATTTATATCCGACGACAGCAACGCGCGGTGAGCGCCCAGCCATTGCCGGTCGAGTTGTCCAGCCGCGATCCCGATAGCGATCGCGTCCCGCCGGCTGACGAGGCGCCCGGTTGAGGTGATGAAGCCTTCCTCGTCACCGGGCCTGCTCCTGTTCGGTTCCGCGTCGCCGAGTGAAGCCCGGAGTTCCCAGTGCGATTTGAACCCGCGCCCGAAGACGACGCCGCGCCGCCGGATCCCAGCGGCTTCCAGCCTCTCCGTCATTCGTCGATCTCCACCATTGGCTGCTTGCCGCCATCGATCGCCAGCTTACCCTTGAACCGGACGTCATCATCGGCGTCGGCGCGGGCGCGGTCCATCCTGGTCGCAATCTGCGCGTTCTGATTGCTTTTCACGTAGCCGAGATGCTGTCCACGCGCCCAGACCTGGACGGCGCGCGGGTCGAACTTGTTGGTCGGCTCCCGGATGAGCATCAGCGGCTCACCGTTCGGGAGCGACGCGAGAAGCGCGACCATATCCGGGCCGCGAAACTTGGTGCCGACGAGGGCGACGAGCGATTTCATTGTTTTAGCTTCTCCGCAATATGGACCTCAGTGTCGGGGCCGATAAATTCCGCCAACTCATGAGCCAACGTGGTTTCGTTTTCGCCCGCGGTGATGATGACGTCGATCGGAAGTTTCATCTCCGCGCCGAGTATCTTAATGAAGCCGCCCGTGCCGTCCGAGCGGAGTTTGTCGAGGTTGGCGTGTGAAAGGCCGATGATGAGATAGGATCGGCCATCGCGTCCCTTTGCGCTTGCTTTAATCATCGTTGCCCTCATTTAGTAGCGCCAGCGTCGCGTCCTCCCAGTCGAGATCATTGATCTTCGACGTGAAGGACATATCGGCGGCGGCGCGGACGGCTTGCGTCATCTCGGCTTCGAGATCGGAGCGGATCAGCACGCCGTGAGTCCACTTCTCCAGGACTTGAATGACGACGCGCTCGCGGCGCGGCGTGTAGCGATCGTCTTCGGCGATGGCGGTCATGTCTCTCCCTCCCCAGCGTTGGACGGCAAGCCGTCAGCTAGAAGCTTCTCTCCGGGCGTGCGCTCATGTCTGAGCTCGATGAAGGCGAAGCGCCGAACGAAGGCTTCAAACTCATCGACCTTCATCGTGAGGTTGCCACACTTGCCGAGCGCGCCATCATGTTTCCCGGCGAAGAGGCGGCAGTGAACATGGCCGCCCCGCGTTTCGTGGTAGAGACGGAAGATCATCGCCATTGCTCCCGTTCTTCGGGGTGCGGATCGAAGAATATCCGCCGGACGTTGCGGATGACCCGGCGGAGAAACGCGCTCATCGCACGACCGTCTTCGGCCGGTAGCCGACCTCGGCGCCGGGCATCTGCGTTCCGTACCCGGTATTCTTCGCCCAGGCGCGCAACGCTTTCTCCTTCTCGGCGAGCGCAACGAACGGCCACAGCTTCGCGACATCGAGGAGCGCCGCATCGACCACGATCGCAAAGGCTTCGCGTTGCATCGTCACGGTCGGGCCTTCCTCGACACGGGTCCGCACGATATCGGCCGGCTTCGCCAGCGTGTCGATATGGGCCTGCTGCGCCTTGTCGGCCGCGATGTCGGCTTCAATGCTAGCGGTCGACGCCACTTGCTCCGATTCGGTGGCGACGGTCCCCTTCTGCTCGATCGTCTCTGGCTTGCGGGCGCGCTCAGCGGCGAGGCGGTCATCCTCAGCCTTCCGGCGGGCGGCCTCTTCGACGCGACGGGCTTCCTCCGCGGCGCGGCGCTGACGCTCCTCTTCCACGCGGCGACGTTCCTGCTCGGCGCGAAGCTTGCGCTGCTGGTAGTCGTTGATCCGGTCGCTGAGTATGTCGGCGGCGCCGGGCTTGTTCGTCTTCGCCCGTCGGATGGCCTTATCCCATAGCGAGAAGAACCAGTTGTCGGCCGTCTGCTTGCTTCGGAAGTAAGGCCCGCTCACCTTGGCGTGCGTCGCCTCGATCTCCTTTGTCAGGTCGCGAAACTCCTTTACCAGCTTCGCGGCCTCGCCCATCACCGCGTCGTCGGCGATCTCTTTCGGAATGTCCCGTGCGCGCGCGAGCATGGCGTCGAGGCGGCGCGGGATGCTGGCGAAGTCCTCTTCGAGATATTTGAGAACTTCAGCCGGAAGGTCTTCCATCTCCGCGATCAGGCGGGGAAGCGGCGGGTTGTTGTGGCCCATAGGGGCCAGCTTTTCGGCGGTCTCAGGATTCGACATCGGGTTTTTCCTTCAGTGTTAACATCTGCCACGGCATTGTTTCCATCTTGCCGGTAAGAGGCGGCTTCATCAGGACGTCCGCGCCAGCGACATCGAATGCGGGCGGTTCGGCCGGCATCAGATCGTCCGCCTTCTTTAGGTCCTCCTCCGGAACGCGTGGTTCGATCTGATTCGCGTGAAACGTCATGAATCGCTCGCCCTGATCGGCAAACTTGATCCAGACCATCTCACCGTCGACACTCATGACCTCACCGGGGCGCCGCCCGGCTAGATCGCGGCTGATGAGTTGAATCGCGTCGCCGGCGTCCCAATGACGGCTCCACAATTGCTCAATCTTTTCGGCAGCGACAGATATCTGGCTGTAGTCGCCGACGATGTTTAGGAAGACGAGGCTGTCACTTCGATCAACGTCGTGTTTCACGACCGCGTGCAAGACGACGATGTCGCCCTTGCGCGGCAAATATCCTTCAGGCAGTGGCATCGGTACTCTCCTCTGTTGCGGCCGGAGCCGCGTGCAAAAAATTCCTGATGTCGCCGAGCAATCTCGGATTGTTGCCGCCGACGTTGCCTCCGCAATCAAGGACGCCCTGGAGCAGCGCGGAGCCGCGCCCGCGCCGCTTGCGGTCGCGCATCCTGATCTTCTCCGGCACGCTCATGTGACCGGCCTCGGTGTTGCAGGCGTGGCAGGCGAGGAAGAGATTGCTGATGTGATCCGGACCGCCGGCGGTCTTCGGGATCAGGTGTTCCTTCGTCGGCGGCTGGGCGTCGGTAAAGGGATCACCGCAATAAAAGCAGGCGTGGCCGTCGCGATCGAGGAGCGTCCGGATGATCGGCGCCTTCTTCCGCTGGCGCTGGCTCAGCCCGACGGGACGCTTCGTTATCCGGAAAGCGTTGTCGTTGGTCTTGAAGGCGTCCCATGCCGCGCGAGCGCGGCCGGTGAACGACCGGGTGCCGGATTTGTTGACGTAGATGATCGACGTCACGCCGTCGCCGCGGAAACGGACAACCTCCCACTCGTTCGTGGTGACTAGGACCTCACCGCCACATCTGGCGATCCAGTCCTTGAAGCGGTCGACCTCGTCCTTCTTCCGCGTCTTCATCGGACCAGCCAGAGAAGCGCGGCCGCATAGGGCAAGATTGCCCACAGTTGAACGCCGACGATGAGCGAAAGGCCGCCAGCGGCCAGGACAAAGGCCGGGGCATCGAATCGACGCTGCGGCGCGGAAAACCCGTTTAATGCAATCAGATCGCGTTTCATCCATCGGCCCTCTTCGGTTCCGAAGCGAGTCGGTTATAGCGTGAAATTTTTCTTCCGTCTAGGCCATTTCGGAATCAAGGTAGTGGTAACACCTGGAGCGGGATTGGTGCCGGTCTTGCGTAACCGTGAGATTTTTCTTAAAATAGGCGCTCAGTCTCAGCCACGATAGGCAACGGAACCCGAACAATGATGAGCAAAACGTGCCGGACAAACCTGCTCATACTCGCCGGCACCTATGCAAAGGCGAACCGGATGTCCTTGTCGCAGGTCAGCACAAGAGCCTACGGCAGCGCGTATTTCCTCCAGAAGTTCAAGGAAGGCAAGGTCTCGATATCGCTCGCCAAGCTTGATGAGATGATCGCGTGGTTTCGGGCGAACTGGCCGCCCAATGCGGACTGGCCGATGCTCCGCGCGATTTTCATGGATCGCAATTAAACCGGTTGAAAATTTGCTTTAACGAATAGCGCGGAGGCGTCGAATCGCCTATGACCTCCGCCATCATGAGCAACCGCCCCGAAGATGACGTTTACGTCGAAGTCGTGCCGATCCCGCTGGACCAGCCGACGATCGCTTGGCTGGCATGGCTGGAGCAGAAGACCGGCGAGCCGTCCGCCAAGATGGCGGGGCGGTTCCTGAGAGACCTGCGCGACCAGTTCGGCAGCGGCGGCGCTGGCGCGCGCGTGCACTGATCAATCCCCAACGGAGGACGACATGGCGAAGGACGAAGAAACAGGAACGGACGCTGCGAAGCGGATTAACGCGAAGGCTTGCAAGGCGCTCCTCAAGGACCTGCGCTCCGGCCAGGACGACATCGACGAGGTCAAAGGCTCGATGGGCGGCAAGGTCAACGCCGCGATCGAGAAGTACAATCTCAACAAGAAGATGTTCGGCTGGATCAGGCAGTTCGACCGGATGACCCCGGAGCGGCTCGCCGATAACTACGACGACTTCCTTCACTTGATGGACGTCAGTGGGCTCGCCGAGCGCGCCAAGCAGGCGCAACGGTTGGCTCTTGAGGAGGCTCCGAAGGACGATGAGGGAGGGGCCGACAAGTCCGAGAAATCCGGCGGCGGTAGCGGCAAGGTTCATTCGTTCCCGCAGCACCGCCAGGCGGCGGCGCCTCCGAAGGAGTGATCTCCTTCGAGCTACTCGGCGAGCCCGTCGGCTGGCAGCGGACGGGCGTTCGCATCGTCAAGCCGAAGTTTGGGAAGCAGTTCGCGACCCTCTACACGCCGGCGGAGACGCGGGCCTATGAGAAGGCGCTCGCCCTCGTCGCGAAGGTGGCGATGGCCGGCGCCGGGAAACCGGCACCGATCACGGGGCCGCTTCGGCTTACGGTAACCGCGTTTATGCCCGTTCCCGCGTCGTGGTCGAGGAAGAAGCGCGACGCCGCCTTGGCGGGAGCGATTCGGCCGACAGTCAAGCCGGACTGGGATAACATCGGCAAAATGACCGATGCGCTGAAGGGCATCATCTGGAACGACGACACCCAGGTCGTCGACGGAAGGGTGGTCAAGACTTACGACGAGCACCCGCGTCTGCGAGTAGAGATCGAAGTTCTGGAAGGGGACCTGTTATGACCGAAGGCTTGCGTTCGATCATTTCGCTTTCGCCCGACTCGCTTCGCAGCGTCGCGCCGGCGGAGATCGTCGGTCGGCGCCCGAAGTTCGAATGGGTGGACCCGCGGTCGCTTTTCGTCGAGGAAGACTACCCGCGCGCGCCTGGAGATCCGGGTGATTCCCCGGATGGGCAATATGCTGGCTGACCTCGGCCCGGGATAACTAGGATAGCGGGGACTCGCCGAGACAGACGTGGACTTCCCCGGCCGTTCCACGCTAGTCCCGATTCTCCTAAGGATTCGCGGCAATGAAAAAAACTATCCCCGGCGCGCCGAATCGCCCGCCGCTTTTCGACGGATTGCCGGAGAGGCACTTCGGGGCGGTCCTCATCGACCCACCGTGGTTCTTCCGGACCAGAACCGACTTCGTGTCTCGCCGCGATCCGCGTCACCACTACAAGGGCGGCGTGATGTCAGCGGCCCAGATCGCTGCGCTCCCGGTTGGCGACTATGCCGCGCCAGATGCTCACCTATTTCTATGGGTGACTGGACCTTGCCTTGAGCAGGCGTTCGGCGTGATCCGCGCATGGGGTTTCCGCTATAGCGGGATCGCGTTCACCTGGATCAAGCTGAAGAAGTCGTTCGACGCGAACCAGTTCCGATTCCTGCCGAGCGTCGACGGCGACTTCCACGTCGGCCTCGGTTTCACAACCCGCAAAAACGCCGAACTATGTCTCCTCGCCAGACGTGGAAGCGCGAAGCGGCTCGCCAAAAACATCCGCGAGTTGATCCTCGAACCGCGCCGTGAGCACTCCCGGAAGCCGGAACAGACTTATGAACGGATCGAGCGATATACCGCCGGTCCTTATCTCGAGCTCTTCGGACGCCAGCAGCGCCCTGGCTGGACCGTTCGCGGGGACGAAGCAGGGAAGTTCGGATGACGTGCTTCGTCGACGGTTGCGACGTCGCGGAGATCACCTGATGGTCGAGTTTTTCCAGCGGCACATATCAGCCTGGATGGACGGCACCGAAGGACTGACCGATGGCGAGTATCGGGTCTACGACGTCATTTGCAATTTGATCTATTTAAACGACGGTCCGATCATCATTCATGAGTCCGGAATCGCCGGCCGTTGCCATCAGCACATTCTGACGTTTCGGAAGAACTTCAAGACCCTCATCGACCTCGGAAAGCTGGTCGTCGTTGCAGGCAAAATCACCAACAAAAGAGCGTCGACGGAGCTAGGCCGAATCAGGGAGCGAAGGCGCAAACCTACCTCAGACCCCCGGGCAACCCCCGGGCAACCCCCGGCGGACCCCCGGCGGACCTCGACCGAACCCCCCCATGGTTCCGCCGACAAGCCTTTGAAATCTATAGAGCCAGTCCTTTTCGATGACCCTATAGAGAAGAGAAGAGAAGAGAAGAGTACGGAAGCTACGCTTCCGCTAGATGAGCGGACGAAGCTTTTTCGGGATGGGCTTCAATCGCTGATCCGGCTCACCGGCCGTCCGGAAACGGCGTGCCGTGGCCTCATCGGCAAATGGCTGAAGCTGGCGAACGACGACGCGCTGCTGGCCCGCCGCGCGATCGAGGACGCCGAACGTGATAGGCCGGCGGAGCCGGTTTCGTGGATAGTCGGAGCGATCAACCACAGGATGGGAGGACGACGAGATGGACCAGGCGAACGAAGCGCAAGCCGCGCAGCCGGGCAACTGGAAGAACGAATACGAACGGGTGAGGTCACGATCCCCCCTCGACCAACGGGAGCGAGAGGCCTTCTTAACGCGGCGAGCGAAGCTCCTCTTCGGCTCGTACCGCCGGGACGATGCGAGCGATCCTGACAACTACGTTGGGGCGGTCGTTCTAGTTTTGTCGGAATATCCGAACGGCATCGTCGAGTTTGCCACCGATCCGCGCACGGGCCTTCAGGCCCAGGAGAAGTTTCGCGCGTTCATGCCGAACTCCGGTGAGGTCAAAGCTTTTTGCGACGAAGAGATTCGCCGCGCGCAACGAATGGCTCAGCCCGCGACAACGTTTAGCCGGCGCGGTTACGCCCCGTTGCCGAGATATCCCGGCTCCCGCGCGAACGTCTTCGTGCACGCCGGCGCGCCGCAATATCCGGCGCTGCTCGAGCGGAGCCAGTCCCCGGGCGAGGACGAATGCGAGTGGCGGCCAAGCGACGACCACCGCGACGGCATCTGGGTATCGCCGGCATGGATCGACAGCTACGGGATCGCAAAATGGCGCAGGCCGCCGGCGTCCGTGGCGCTGGCGCAAGGCCCGGACATAGTCACGCGCGAGTATATCGCCGCCGGGCTGGAGCCGCCGCCGCTTGGGGCCGATCGCGTCTCGCTCTCGATGCTCTTGCGCCGCGGCTACACGATCGCGGACGTCGACGGCAAGCGCGAGCTGCTCTCGCCGGCGACGCGATGAGCCAGGAAACCGCGCCGCGCTTCGCTAGTATCGGCGGCCATCACTCGCACCGATCCGGTACGGTCGAATGGCTGACGCCGCCGGAGATCATCGTCGCGCTCGGACCGTTCGATCTCGATCCTTGCGCGCCGTCGAACCAACCGTGGCCGACCGCGGCGCGGACGTTCACCCGCGCCGACAACGGGCTGACGCGACCATGGACCGGGCGGGTGTGGCTGTGCCCGCCGTATACTAACGCGGAGATCGGACGCTGGCTGGCCCGCATGGCCGACCACGACCGCGGGACCGCGCTGATCTTCGCGCGGACGGACACCGACGCCTTCTTCGAGCACGTCTGGAATCGGGCGACCGCGCTGCTCTTCATGAGGGGCCGGATCAACTTCCACCATGGTCCCGGCCACGTCGACAGGAAGACGAACCGACCGATCCCTGTCGGTTCGCGCGCCAAGGGCAACGCCGGGGCGCCGACGGTGCTGTGCGCCTATGGGGTCGACGACGCGGACGTCCTCGCCGCCTGCAAGGTCGACGGGCGGTTCGTCCCGCTCCGCATCGCGCGATCCGTCGTCGTGTCACTTTTCGGCGGTTTAATTAAAAGCCGGGAAAGTAACGCGACGTGGGCTCAGGCGCTCGCGGACTTCTTCGCCGACCGCTCCGGCCCGGTCGCGCTCGACGATCTCTACCGGCACTTCGCTGGCCACCGGAAGGCCTCGACGAACCGCAACTTCGATGCCAAGTTGCGTCAGCAGCTTCAACAGGGACCGTATCGTCGCGTTGATCGCGGCGTGTGGGAGGCGCGCCGATGAGCGTCGCGAAGGGTGACACCGTCGCCTACAAATCGTTCGCCGGCACTGTTTACACGGCCGTCGTCGCTGAGGTCGGACCCGAAGGCTTCGTCGATCTTGACGTGGATGCCGGAACCAAAGAGCCGGTCCGGCTGACCGCTATCCGGGTCGAGCGGTGCGGGGCACCCGGCGCGAAACCAGATCGAGGGGCTACCCAAGAGCCTCCGGCCGGGAACTCGCACCACAGATCGCCTATGGGCGCTGGTAGGGGCATCTGACGATGGCAAGAAAACCGCAGTCACCCCCGTTTGCCGCCCCGGACTGGCCTGCAGCCTCGGTCGAAATGTGGCGGCTGGATCGAATCAAGCCTTATCCGCAAAATCCACGGACCCATTCGCCAGAACAGATTTTGAAACTTTCGCCGGGGCCCGGGTTGGTAGTTCATTGATCTTCGGAGTGAAGCGCGCGGGTGGGCGTTGTCCGCGCGCGGCGTTTTGGATTGCGGCGTCGCGGATGGCGTCGATCTGCGCCCGCGTTTTGCCCTTCGTTCGGTCCAGCGACTCAGGAATGTCGAGCTCGCGCATGGCGCGGAGTTGCTGCTCGCGAGGTCCGGGCGCGTTGCTCATATCTGATCTCCTCTCTCTCCGGCGGTGAAAATTCTCCATTTCCACCGGCGCGGCCACACGTTTGCGTGGTCCAGATAGGAAGTCCAGTGGTTTCCGTGGGGCGCGAATTGTGGCAGTTTTTAATAGAAAAAGGGCGGCCCTGGCGGACCGCCCTCGGATCGAATCGACGTGGCGGATCAGGCGCCGGCGATGCCGAAAGCGTTGTTCCCCCGCGGCCGCTATCTCAATCCGGGCTCGGCATCCGCCATCGTATCCACGGCAACGTATTGCGCCCGGACCAGCGCCTCCGCCCAATCGGCAAGCGCGTGAGCAATAGCAGCGCGTCCTTCTTCGGTGATCGTCGTGTGCGTCGGCTTGATCTTGTTGTCGGTCCTCAGGAAGCTGCGGGCGAGGAGCGCCGTCGTCGTCTGGTGACGACCCTGCGCCTCCTTCGCGGCGAGCCCGTCCGAGCAGCTCGACGGGAGAACGATCGGGAGGGCAACGCCATCGAGGTGGGCGATCAGGACGTCGCGCTGACCGCGGCTGAGCCAGAGACCGGACGCCTTCATGCGACGCTCCGTCGTTGTGGGTTTTTCATCGTGATCTCCCGTTGTGCAAGGGGATTATCCCCGAGGCCAGCCTAGCACCGATCGCGCGCGAAGGTCCACTTGCATTGATGAAAATTTTCTTTTATGATCCACGGGAATAATGATTCCGAGGGTACAAAGTTTAATTAAGCATTCGGGAAATGAGTGAAAGAAACAGGAGGTTACCGTGATTCCAAGCAAAGAAGATTTCCTAGCTGCTTCGTGCCGCTGGAACGGGTCGCACAACGGTATCGGTTTTGAACTTAATTGGCACGGTCGCAGCGACTACAATCAGTCCGGGACTTGGTGTTGCTATATCCTCATTTCGGATGAGCAGTTTTATCCGGATGATTGGGCCAAGCTTCGCTTAGAGCGCGACGATATAGAGTTTGCAGGCTCATGGCGTCGCCATTGGAACTACGACAATTTCCCGGATCTTGGCGCGCACCGTGCCTTGAACAAATCTTCGCTCCCTGGGGACGAACGCAAATGAGACGCCGCGAGCTGATCCGCAAACTGGATGAAATCAAGTCGCGCTCATGGCGAGCGCCGTGGTTCCCGACACGCGATGACGTGCTCCGGCTTTACGAGGAAGAAATAAAGCGGCTCCGCGATCTTTATGAGATGCTTCCCGAGATCATCGAAAAACTGGACGCTCACTAGGACGATGCGATGAAAATCACAATGCGCGCCTTCCTCGTACGTGACCCTACCAGCGGGCAAGTGACAATCTATGGGCACTCGGAAAACGACGACCAGCAAAATCGCGACGACTTCGGCGAGTTGTGGGAGCCTGGCAAGAATGACCAGCACGCGATTATCGAGTTTGAGGTCGAGATACCGGGACCGCAGCCGATTCCGGTAGCAAAAGTTACGGCAATATCTTCTGCTGAGTGCGACAAATGACGATCAGAGGCGAACTCATAGAAGTTGTGACCGGAGCCGCGCCGGACGGGTGGGAGCATGGCGAAGTTATTATCAGCCTCGTCCATCCAGATAATAGGGCTGTCATCGAGGCTTGGCGGCATGGCGCTTTCGCGGTTCACGAGGTTAAACGTATTGGTGGTCGTGGTTGGCGCCTCAGTCACGCTCCAAGTGGCTTACAGATATGGACCTTCTCGACGATGGAGGATGCCGTCGAACTTGCCGAGCGGATTGAGCCGCTAACGGACTGGAACGCGATCAACAAGATGCTGCCTTCTGGCACTGAATTATATCCCAAAGTCCGCAAGGTCGTGGACGAAATCGTAGAGCGCGAAAGCGCACGCTAGACTGCTGAGCGAGAAAAAGCATGAGAAAGATCGAAAGTCACCAGTTCTTCATCCATACGGTCGGCGATATTTGGAGTTCATCTTGTCGCGCTGGGCTACCTGACGGCACGTGGCCGTATGCGGTTGCGGAGCCTTACACAGCCGGCAGGCTCAAGGCTGCGTGGTGGGTGCTTACGGGCCGCGCTTACGCGTTTCAATGGCCCAAGCCAGGCGACGTTGAACAAGCACTCGGGCAACCAGCTTATCGGCCCCCGACCGCATCCGGTGCACAGTAGACCGCAGAGTGAAACAAAATGCTCAGTTACTACGCCCCAACCTTCCTCGACGAATCCTTATCGCATCCAGATAAGAAAGGACAGCAGTATGCGACGGGCCGCAGAAGCGGGATGATATTTGTTAGAACTTTCTCTAAGAGCCGGAGCGGTTTCAAAGCGCGGCGTTTAGTGATCTCGTTTTCCTGGGACGACGACAGCGCAGAGGCAAAAGCCACTGCGCTCGCCAAGGTGATCGACGGCATGGAGGAAATGCCGGAACTGGACAAAAACCCTCCCCTCAACTGGATACCAAAGTTCATCAAGGAGAAGCTCATGAAATTCCCCAAGAAGCTGTATGTCAAAGTATGTGATGACGGTTCCGGCAACGAGTATTTTGATCCACATCGTGCCGTCGAAACCTTAGCCGACGCTGGCGAGAAGGTGCGCGTCGGCGTTTACGAACTTTCTAGCGTCATAGAAGCCCGCGGGTCGGTCAGCGTCGTTACAACCAACCGGGTCAAGCGCGTATGAAGAGGCTTGTCGGCGGCACCACGGAGAATTTGGACGCACAGAATGACGGCAAAACAATATCAAGCGGCGCTCGATAAACTCTGCCTCTCTCAGCTTGGGGCGGCGAGGCTATTCGGCGCGGACGGCCGCACGTCGCGGCGTTGGGCGTCTGGGGAGCGTGGCATCCCGGAAACGGTTGCGATCCTGCTGCGGCTGATGCTCGCCGGGCTGATCACGGCGCCCGATATCGAGAGGATCAAGCCATGACAAAAGACACGCCGGCCCTTGTCCGCAGCGATCTTCGCGCATGGGCCAAAACTCAACGCGACCCGGCTGTCGTCTCCCTGAGTGAGATGGCCCATACCGGCATTCGTGGCCTCGAATACAATCCGGAGAACCACGAACTGCGCGCCAGCCTTTGGAAAACGATCATCAGTCTCGGCGCCGCGGTTGGCCGGCCGATTGGTCCTGCGGAATGTATGCCAAAAACTTAACCCAGAGGAGAACTGAAAATGGCTACCAAACAATTTCCCAAGACCCTGTATGCGAAGATCGAGAAGGACGGCGACACTTCCTATTTCGTCGCTGTCGCTGACGAGGGCATCTATGGCCTCGCCGAACACGGCAAGAAGATCAAGGTAGCTACTTACAAATTGATCGAGGTCAATTCGGTAGATTTGGTCGCGGACGTTCGCAAGGTGAAATAATGCTGCGGAATGAGCGAAATAAACAGAGGAGGCCATGATGATTGAATTTGTGGAATTTCCGAAGATCGCCCGGCTGCGGACGATGCTGCAAGAATGCCGAAACGCAGTTGCCGCCCTCGACCCTATGGCGCTTGGCGGCCAGCACGCGAATCACCCCGAGGAACAGGAATGGTATTTTCGGGACGAACTGCTGTCGCGTATCGACGCGGCACTCGTGGGGAGCGGCCGCTAGCGCGGCAAGAACAAACATGAAAACGGCCCCAAAGAAGGGCGATTATGTCGTGGCGACCAAGTACGCTGACGGCGATCCAGGCGACCAATTCTGCATCGGCTTCTACGATGGCGGCTACGATCACTACGGGCAGACGAGGCATCTTGTCGTGGATAGCCACGGCAAGAACTTCCGCCATAACGGATTTCGGCGCGTGGCCCGCGTCGGAGCGAAGCGTGGAACCTGGATGGTCCAGAACATCGCCCACATCGAACGCATGATGAACCGCTTTAGCGTCTGGCACTGGTGGAAGGCACCATGGCGCGAACTTTCGCTCTTGGGGAGATCATGAATAAAAAATCAATGAATCCGCCTCGACCAAAACGTCGGCGCGAAATGCCCGAAGTGATCAATCGGGTGAAGGCCGTGACTAGCGCCACGGCGGCGGACCTTTATATTGATCTGAAACCGATGATCGCCGCGCTTTACATTCGGCGGTATCGGACGGTCATGGGGAAGATGTAAACATGCGAATGAGCCAACGTGAGATCGACGCGATGATGGACGAGCATATCCGCCGCATGGGAGAGCCGGAACCGTACCGATCACTGCGGCTTCAAAAAGAGCGTATCGAGCACGAACAGGAGCACCAGGCGCGCGGGGCTGCCTATGACCGCCAGGCCGAACAGTTGCGCCGCGACATTCGCAAGCTCGGCGCGCGTCCTTGCGCCTAAAAGTTTCACTGAACAGGAGTGCTCGCGCGTGACCGAACGACCGTTCTGTGAGAACTTTGAGCGAGCGCGGACATTGCAGCGTATGCCCGAACCGTGTGCCGAATGCGGCTGGCCGAGACGCGCTTGCAAGATCATGTGGCCGTGCTTGCACGCCAAAGACGAGATCAAGGCACGGACCTATACGATAGATGGCCTGTGGTTTTGGAGCTGGCCTGGACGATACTTTTCCGAGCCACCGCTTGGATACTAAAAATCTCACAGAAAAGGAGCGACTGCCATGTGGTGCGAGAAGTGCGGCTACAACGTCACCAAAGAATATGTCGAGGAACAAGAGTGTCCCTATTGGGAATGCCCGATGGAGAACCGCACTGTTGATACGGCCGATGAGCTTCATCAGGTTTTCGGCGAAGCATTAAAAACGCAATAAGCATCCGTTAGCGAAAGGAAAGACTTCCACATGCGATATTGGCCACGTCGTGTTTCTGTCTGGGACGGCCCGGCAACCAATGTAGCGATGGCGCGAAGTGGTCCTGATCCGCTAAACCCCACGCGGATTCGAATGCTTCGTGAACGCGGCCTTTCATACAGAGAGATCGGGATATTGATCGCAAAACAGGATGGACGAAAAATGCCGTATCTTGCCCTTTCTGTCGCTGGAGCGCTTCGTAATTTTCATCGAGGAAATCGCGATGAGGACGGCGAACGTGAGTTCGAGCGTGCGACAGCCAGACAAACCAAGTCCGTCAGTTTAGGTGACGGGATTGGGACTATTATATTTAGAAAATAACGCTCTGCGTCAGAGAACGAACCGAGGTTAAAATGAGCAACCCAACAATCAAAATCGGCGGCTTGGCGCTCCGACACGAGGGCAAATTTTGGAATGCCTATTACGCGCTGCCAGATTCGATGGCCGATGCGATCCAGCTCGGCTCTATCGCCATGCGGTTCGTCGAGAATAACCAGGAGCGCAAAGACGCCTTCATGGCGTTGATGCGCGAAGGTGTAGCCGACATCTTGCAGGAACAGACCGGCACGCGCCCCACGTGGCCGGATGGTCCACAGTCGGCCCCGGAACACGAACGTGCAGGGCACTCTTAAGGGAAACGATCAGCAAGCCGCTTCAGATGACGGAAGTGCAGAACCGCGAATTACTTGCAGCCTCTGAACAACGACGACGCGAACATGGTGATCAGGAAGGCAACAGGCATGATCGCCGGCTTGCCGCAAAGCGTGAGCGGCAAGCCAAACGGCGAGAAAAAGCGATAACGTCATGTTAACGCGAAGGATCACGGCAATGGGTCTATTTGCTTTTCTATTCGGTTGCGGCGACGATGATGAGGAGGCGCCCGCGTCTGTTCAGGATGCCGTCAATCTTCAAATGCAGCCGCTAT